GGGGGGGGGGGTAAGTGCTAACTGGGTAGCTGTCGGTGAAGGCTCTTTCATAGCAAAAAGTTCAGATGGTAATCTTTGGTCATCCGCTGGTAATGTTGGTGGTATTACTCCTTATGGATTCGGTGTAGCCTATGGCAAAGATGGTGTAGGAGGTAATTTATGGGTTGCCGTCGGCGAAGGTGGGTTCATAGCAAAAAGTTCAGATGGTAATATTTGGTCGCCCGCTGGTAATGTTGGTGGTATTACTAGTACTGGATTAGGCGTAGCCTTCAAAGAAGAGTTATTTAAACCGATGAACATTTAAAATGGCACGCTTTGCGTGCATTGTTAAATATTTATCGGTCACGAACCTAGAAGAAAAAATGGCACTTTGTGCCATTTTAATTCTTCGACGGCTTAAACCCTAAACCCAGATTTTAGCATAATATAATCCCATAAACAATTATATATGCTATTCAACTCAATTAACTCGGCGGCCAAGTTGCCTAGAAAAACGGCGGTAGTGGGGGCAAACACCAATGCGCCTAATTTTACCCAAGTAGCTTCAACAGTACTATCAACACGTTATATTGGCGTAGCAATGTCCGATACCGGTCAATATATATTATCCGTAGTTGCTCTTACAACAGGTCAGCCAACATCTGGTGTATTCTATTTATCAACAAACTTCGGTTCAACATTTAATGTTATTTCCGGATTTACAACCGGACAAAACTATTATTGTTCAATGTCCGGAAACGGTCAATACATGGTTATGATAGTGAGTATGGGATATATGTATCGGTCGGGAGATTATGGCTCAAATTGGCAGCAAGTAACAAATATTTCGGCAACACAGAATTGGGTAGGCGTATCATTATCAAAAGATGGAAAATGTTGTTTAGCAAACGGAAATAATCCAACAAATAATTTATATGTTTCGTCCAATTTTGATACGGCAAATCCTACATTTACGACAGTTTCTGTCTATGCGTCTATGAGTTCAGGTCCTGGGTATAATGCTGTTTCTAAGACAGGTCAATATATGATACAACTTAGTTGGGGTCCTGCGGATGGAATCGCAATAAGTAGTAATTTTGGGGTTAGCTTTAGTAAGCTAACATTTGCAAATATTGGTATTACAGGAACTCTTGGTCCAAATGGTATTTATATTACATCGGATACAAACGATGTATATTTTAGTAATTATAACGAAGGTCTTTATAAATCCACTAATTTATTTTCAGGTTCGCCCATGTTTACCAAGATTACATCTGCGACATTTACTGAACAAACGTGGTACCAAGTGTCTACATCATCAGATGGAACTTATGTAGTTGCTACAACTGGTGTAAAGACATATTATTCAAAAGATAGTGGTGTAACGTGGTTATTAGCCTATACTGGAGGACTTCGTTATATGGCAATGTCTTCAGACGCACATTATATAGTTGCATCCAATCCAGATACTAGTAGTAGATTATTATTTTCTAACACATAAACAATATATATTTTGACAATTCAACCAAAATATATATTTGCGGGGTATATACAATGACAAAAAAGGTTCTTATCATTGGACTCAATTATTCTGGCGACAACGCCCTCTCTGGGCGTATCAACATTGCCCTCTCTGGGCGTATCAACATCGCCGTAAATGCCCGCGGTGTTTTCATCGCCGACTACGGTATTTTAGAAGAAAACATCACATATTTGACCGACGAATGGGCGCCTCTAACGAAAGCTCAGATTACGACCGCGATTCAAACCTTAGTAGATGAAAGCGCCGTTTTAGATGAGATCTATGTGTATTATGCCGGTTATGGCAGCGGCATTCGTATTGTGAAGACGGTGGATTATGGAGAGGTACCCGTAGGGTTGGAACCTTTAGACTCGGTTCCCTTAGAACCTTTAGTGTCGGTTCCCTTAGAACCTTTAGGGTCGGTTCCCTTAGAACCTTTGGACTGGGTACCCCCTTCGGAACCCTTACCCTTAGACTCTGAACCATTAGAGTCAGGTCCCTTAGACTCTGATTTGGACTCCAAATTAATGGAAGCAAAAATGATAGAATCCAAATTATGGGAATCCAAATTGTTAGAGGCCAAATTGTTAGAGTCTGTTGCATCCGATGACATAATCACAATAACCATAGATGAGCTATCCAATACCGAGTTATCCAATGTTGCGGAACCCAAGATTGAGCCCACTGTAGAGGTTTTAGAAACCCCGGATCCAGAGATCCTCCCCATCCCGATGAGGTCAGAAGTTATAACCCTAGAACCGGAGATTCTACCAACACCGACAGATCAAGAGGTTCTGTCTACTACGGAACCACTAAAATACAAGTACGAGTTCTACCCTCCAAATCAATCCTACGACAAGCTCGCCAAGCAAATGGTCGCCTCCGATTATGAAATCATCGACGCAACCGAAATCCTAGGCCTCCTCAGCAATAGTCGTTGTCGCACAATTTGCGTCCTTGATATGTGCCCTTATGCGAACACATCCGACCCTCTCATGTGGGGAACTGATATTATAGGAAACGTCAATATAATATCATTCTCGGAATCGGACGCCGTCAGTTCCGGAAAACTTGCAATCATCCAAGTGATTACCAATCACATCAGCAGCCCTTAGTTCGTCGTAATGCCAAACGTGGACATCATAATATCCAACTTGCTCGGCCCCGACACCTTCTCACTCTGCCGCTTCACCTTGTACGACCCAATATTGGACGTCTTGCTACTCCCCACATTGAGTATCATCTCATCCGTCTCTTCGTACAATTCCGGCAACGACCGCGTCATCGGCTTCTCAATGGTCAGCAACATATGCTCCGTTTTCAGCAGGCGCCGGTATTCATTGATACTGAGTGTGCCATAAAACTTGTCCAACAAATAATACGGATTCGGCGATGGCTTGATGTTCTTTTTGTAGCCGTAAATCTTCCCGTAAATCTGGTTCAACAAATGGTATCGCTCAAACTTCACCGAGTCGTCCAAGCTTTCCTTGAGCAAATAGGCGGCGGCGCATTCCGGTCGGCAAAACGACCCATAGACGACGAGCCCCGCCTCCGACTCATGTTTCGGGATATAACACGTGGGGCTGTCGTAATCATACGTACACCAAAAACACGCAGACTTCTTGTCGGTCAAATTGTTCTTATACAATGCCAGCTTCAGCTTTTTCAACTTGGCATTGATATCTTTTACCGAGACGTCGTCATCGTTTTCTGGTGCCGACTCCGCGCTTCCACTGCATTTGGAACACACCGGTGCGCAGGCTTCGGGATTGTAGGCCGCCATATTGGACGTCTTGGCGTCATTATACACGAAATAATTCGTTGTCGCATTGACACCATTGTACGTCATAATGGCCGGCGGCAAATCGGGGTTATACGATAACACATTGGATGCCATCTGACTGATACGATTGTTGTATTCTGCCAAATCCTTGGAAGAGCATTTCAAATGTAGAATGACGTTTTCTAGTGGCACTTGTTGCTCCGCACAGTCGGCGGGTTTCACAACCAACTTCGCACCCTTGGGCTTGCGACCCTTCTTCTTGGCGTCGTCGGCCGCGGGGTCTTCTACTACTTCAATTTTAATTGCGGGCTTTCGGGTGGTTTTGGATTTAGTTGCGGTGCTCATCGTATAGCAAAATAGGGCAATTTCGTTTAAGCTTTTTTATAATATTCTTTGGATTAGGTCCTGGAAAACAGTCGGGACCTTTCAAAAAGACCAGTCGGTATCTTTAAGACCTCTCTCTACGGGTTTGTTTTCCAGTTGTTGTCGCAACCTTCTTCTGTGTTTTGTCGCGTTCTCCATACGAGACGGCATCAAACAGTTTGTCAAAGATAGCGGCGTCAATAAAACCTTTCGCTGCCACTTGTTTGGGCGCAATATCGCATTGTGACTTTTTGGAATAGAGGCCGAATGGGATGTACAAGTCGTCTTCGCCTTGAATCCTGCCTCCCGATTGAACGTCGTCTTTTGAAAATAGTTTGGATACGTTGATTCCACCTTCTGTCATAATTTTTTCCATACGATTTATACAATATTCTTATACAAATAAACCGGTGTTTATTTGTATTACTCACTCATGTGGCGTGACGCATTCGCTTATTCATTCGTTGTGCCTTTCGTGTTATTCGTTCGCATCACTCGTTGTGCCTTTCGTGTCATATGTGGACACTTTTGTGTCATATGTGGACACTTTCGTGTCATATGTGGACACTTTCGTGTCATTCCTATACACTCTACGTAAATCGGGTACCTTTTTCGTCTCCCGTTTTTCCTTCAAGTAGGTGATAATGTATTCAACTTGGTCCTTGTCCGGGATAATATCCCCCAATCGTTTCTCTAAATAACTATAGCTGAGAGAGGACGTCTCCGTCTTTTCACAATAGGACAGCGTGCTGTCGGATATCTCTATCTTCCGCTTATCTAGTCCCTTGGTCTTCATATACTCGCACACGTTGGTAGTTAATGTGTCGCGCGCCGAACGCAAATCGCGCAACTGGTTGTTCAAATTGCGTATTTGCGTGTCGGCCGATGTCCATTTTCGTATCATATCGCTAAATGCGGGGTCTGAAGCCATAATTATTTATACTGGGTGTAAATATTTATACTGTTTTTATCAAAGAATTAATGGGTTAATCCATGCATTCATTTGCCTCCGTGCTGGCCTCTTCGCTTGGAGTTGTTATGAGATCTTCGCTTGGAGTTATTGTGATGAGAGTTGTTGCCACCTCTTCGCTTGGAGTTATTGTGATGGGAGTTGTTGCCACCTCTTCGCTTGGAGTTATTGTGATGGGAGTTATTATGGCCTCTTCGCTTGGAGTTATTGTGATGGGAGTTGTTTTGCCTCCTCTTGCGACCACCCTTTAACTCAGAAAAAGCAAGAGCTCCTCCGGAACTGGTAGAAGAAGCAATAGATTTGTTATCGGATATTACTTCTCCTGATGTTGATCCTGGTGTTGATACTGGTGTTGATCCTGATGTTGATCCTGATGCTAGTGCTGGTGCTGGTGCTGATCCTGGTGCTAGTGCTAGTGCTGATGGTGTGTCCATTATTATAACATATCCAGATATTCTTTTTTTTCCATAATGTGGTTGAGTTGTTTATGAATTGCCAACAAATAATACAATCCCCCCAACAATCCAATAAACAAAAGCCCGCAATAAACAATAATCATCAACATATAAAAATAGAGTTCGTTGTAAATAAATATTCCAAAAGGTTTCAATATGTCTTTGATTTCTGAACGAATACTCTCATTATGAAACAAATCCACGACGGTCTGTTTGATAGATTTCATTATTATATTTGGCACAAATGGATTCACTGTATGAAACGCGGATAAGCGGTTGTTATCCTAAAGGGTCACTTGACAAAGCGGCACCCTAAGCGAAGCGACGCTTCGCGGTTGTTCTCCCTCTCTTTTTTCATACACCCAATATATCTATGTCCGCTCCTCCCGAGATTCACGATCCAAACCCATCCTTCCAATTTGACCGAATCACACTCACCACACCAAGCGCCATTGCGGGTGGCGCTCATTTTAGCAAAATATTGATGGACCGCGCCCCCCTCTACATTCAAACACCTAAATGTTCTACCAAGGCCGGCATTATTGGGTCCGGCCGAAAAATGTACACCGACTTGGTTTTCACGAATGAGAACGAAGATATCATTCAGTGGATGGAGGCGCTGGAAACCAAACTCCGACAAAAAATCTATGACAATAGAGGGCGCTGGTTTGATAGCGAAATGACCGAAGACGACATTGAAGGATGCTTTAGCCCAATGGTGAAACTCTATCGGTCGGGGAAACAATATTGCGTGCGGGTCAATATCAATTCCAAGGCGGATGCCAAACCGCTGAAGATATATGACGAGGACGAGATGGCGGTAGAACCGGCGCAAATCACGGACAAGACGCTAGTGATTGCTATTTTAGAAATACAGGGCGTCCGGTGTACGAGCAAGAGTTTTTGCGTGGATTTAGAGATGAAGCAGTTGATGGTATTGAAACCGAGCGATTTATTTGACAGTTTCATTATTTCCAAAAATAGAAAACCGTTAGAAAAAGAGGCGCAGAATTATTTAGCAAAAACGGATACAATTCCGAATGTGATAACCACCGACGTCTTAGAAGAATCCGCGGATAAATCAATCAACCATGAAAGTGATTTATCAGAAGAGCCGATATCCATTCAATTTGAAGAGGAAGGTCCTATTAAAATAGAGGACTCGGATAAGTCGGTGCCTTCAGAACAGCCAGAGAAAATCACATCAAACGATGAATATTTAGGATTAACCGACTCCTCCGAGATTCTAGAGTTTGACCTGGATGTCAACGAAATTGACGCCGCCGAAACATTTCAATTGAAAGACAAAAAAGAGGTATATTATGAAATGTACCGCGAGGCACTACAGAAGGCCAAGGCCGCAAAAGCAATCGCATTAACGGAGTTTATGGAAGCCCGCCGAATTAAAAACCTCTATATGTTGAAAGATTTGGATGATAGTGATGAAAGCGATTTAGAAGATTTGGATGATTTGGATAATGATGACGAATAACTTGAACCAAAGACACAAAATAATTTATCAATCCGTAATATATATTAGCCATGTTATCCGAAATGTTTAAAGATGTAAGTAGCGGAATCTCCAAGGTCTTTACCATGAACCGTGTTTTCATTGTTATATTCGCCATTGTCACAATTTGGCTTTTAACCCAATATTCCGGCGATAAGTTCACAAGTATTGATGCGATGGAAACCGGAATGGCTGAACCCCCGGCCCAACCAAAAACGTCAAATGATGCTGTCGCAGGTGGTGCCGTCCAAGCCCTCGGGGCCATTGCCAACCCCAATGAGCTCTTGCCCACCGACCAGAACAGCCAATGGGCTGCCTTGAACCCCGTCAATATGTCCCAGGGCAATATCTTGAACGGTGATATGCTCCAGGCCGGCTACCATATTGGTTTAGACACAATTGGTCAATCCATGAAGAACGCCAATCTCCAGTTGAGAAGCGACCCCATTATCCCCAAGCAGGATGTGGGTCCATGGAACCAGAGTACCTATGAGCCCGACTATGCTCGTGTCCCCTTAGAAGTTGGATATGGCCCCGCCAATTGCGCTGGTGCCCCCGCGGTATCGGCCAAATAAACCGGTGTTTAGGAGTATTTGTTAATAATTTGAAATAATCAATTTATTAATATAGTGTATACAGGACACGTAGTATGGCAGAGGGAATTATAAATATTATTAAAAACACTTTTTTAACAGAGCTCACTACAAAAATAAAAGAACACGAAAAGGATTTTGATCTTGTTGAAAAGGGTATTGATGATATAATTAAAAAAGTGAAAGATCTAGTTGAAACACCGGCAAAAATCCTTGTTACAGGAATTACTCTATCGCCATTCGGAGATAAAGATAAGAACTTAAATGAATTGGCGGACGAAATAAAGTTAAAAGTAGATGGAATTGATTTGACGGCATTGGAAAATATAGAACTTACTGATAAAACATTAGCTCCCCGTGTAAAAGCACTTCCTCAAAAAGTGAAAGATAAAGTACATATACTCATTGATGAATTGATTTTGGGAAAAGTTACACCATCCAAAGAAGAATCCAATACAACAACAAAAGAAGCAGTAGTAGCAGAAGCAGTAGATGCAGCAACGGCACCACTAACAACAGAAGAAGTAACACCAGAACAACAACAGAAAATATCGGAAAATAACACAGAATCAATACTAGATGGGTTAAATGATCTTACAAAGGATGAAAAAGATGCGGCATTTAATACCATTATGGAATTGTTAAATAAAACTGGCATTCTTAAAAGAGTTCAAGCAGAAATTTGTAAAGACGAGGGCAAAGCAGATGTTGATAATACGGTGAAATCTAGAGAAGAACCTGCTACCGAGAAGGCAGAAACGGATAAGGAGGCAGACGCTAAAAAGAAAGCTGATGAGGAGGCAGAAGCTAAAAAGAAAGCTGATGAGGAGGCAGAAGCTAAAAAGAAAGCTGATGAGGAGGCAGAAGCTAAAAAGAAAGCTGATGACGCAAAAGACAAACAAGAAGGCGCTGAGGAGGCTGCTAAGGAGGCAAAAGACAAACAAGAAGCTGCCGAGAAGGAGGCTAAAGACGCAAAAGACAAACAAGAAGCTTCCGAGAAGGAGGCTAAAGACGCAAAAGACAAGCAAGAAGCTTCCGAGAAGGAGGCTAAAGACGCAAAAGACAAACAAGAAGCTGCCGAGAAGGAGGCTAAAGACGCAAAAGACAAACAAGAAGCTGCCGAGAAGGAGGCTAAAGACGCAAAAGACAAACAAGAAGCTGCCGAGAAGGCGATTAATGAGGCAAAAGCTTACCAAGAAGCTCTTGATAATAAGATTAAATATGCAAAAGCGGAATTAGCTAAACAAAACTCCGCCTCTCCACCTCCTGCTGATGCCGATATTCTTCCTACTGGTACTGGTGGTGCTAATAAAAAGCATCGCCGCAAGACAAAGAAGAACATCCGCCGCCAAAAGCGAACCTATACCAAGTTTGGTCGTGGATTCTAATAACTACGTCCGCTCATCCAAATAAAGATGTGTCCATTTTTTATGAACAATGGACACAATATACTCCGTTTTAATTTTTATCGCCGTCCTCATCCTCTATAGTCAAATCATATTCCAGTTGAAAAAGGGCGACGAAATAGAAATCTACGAAACCGACTACACCACAAACAAGGACATCAATGCCAACGCCAATTTGAAACAACCCTTTGTTTTCCAATTCGGCGAATACGACACCAATCTCAAGTCTATGCCGCTCAGCAAATTGGTGGCTGAACAAGGTAGTTTTGACGTCTTTGTCAAAGAGACCGTCGACTACCACGCCGACCGGCCCCCCACTTCCGTGGTCCTCTCTCTCAACGCGACGCACGGACTTATGAAAACCGATACCACAAGCAAGTATTTTAGCAGCGGCAACCAGTATTTCATAGAGGAAACAGGCATCCAGCGATACTACCAACAACTGGACAAATACCTGGAACCCGCGCTCTCCGTATTTAGCCGTTACGATTTGCTCATCGGCTCCGCCGGTGCCACGACGCCTTTAACCTATCACACATTTGAGCGCCGATACATCTACATCACTGGAGGCAAATATGTCGTGAAAATGACGCCGTGGCGATCCACGAAATACATGGCAATAAACAAGAACTACCGCGATTATGAGTTTTCCTCGCCTCTCAATGTTTGGACCCCGCAACCTGCGTATGATGCGGATTTCAGCAAAATGAAATTTTTGGAGTTTAATGTAGAGGAAGGGCAGGTAGTGTACGTACCGCCATTTTGGCACTACAGTCTGAAAATGCTAGGGGAAGATGATCACGTAGCGCATATTTTTGATTACAGCTCGCCGATGAATATTCTTTCGAACATGCTCAATATTGGGCATCACTTGTTTGAGAAATATGGGCCTTCAAAGATGGGTAAAAAAGAAGAGGGCAAAATAACGACAATATAATGGGCATTTATTTTACTGTTAAAACATTGATTTTAACAATAAAAATTGATTTAAATATTTGTTGAATGATTATATTAGACAAATGTGTAAAGAAAACGGTTGTAAAATTAAACCAGTATTTAACAAAGAAGGGGAAAAAATGGATTGTATTGTGTTACACATAAAAAGGATGGGATGGTTGATGTTATAAGCAAAACTTGCCTGGAATGTAAGACTAGACCATCATTCAACAAGGACGGTGAATCAAAAGCGTTATATTGTGTTACACATAAAAAAGATGGGATGATAGATGTAATAAGCAAAACTTGTCTTTATCCAGAGTGTAAGAAAGGACCAAGTTATAACAATGAAGGCGAGACAACGCCATTATATTGTGCTGCACACAAAAAAGAAGGGATGGTTGCTGTGAAAAGCAAAATTTGTCTTGAATGTAATAAACAATCAGTATTTAATAAAGAAGGTGAGACAAATGGATTATATTGCGCTGCACACAAAAAGGACGGGATGGTTGATGTGAAGAGCAAAACTTGTCTTCATCCACAGTGTAATAAAGGACCATCATTTAACAAAGAAGGCAAAACAACTGCGTTGTATTGTTCGATACATAAATTAGAAGGGATGATTGATGTGAAAAGTAAAACTTGTATTGAGTGTAGGAAAGGACCTTCATTTAATAATGAAGGCCAAACAAAACCATTATATTGCACTACTCACAAAAAGGATGGGATGATTAATGTTATTAGCAAAACATGTATTGAGTGTAAAAAAGGGCCAAGTTATAATAAAGAAGGTGAGTCGCTTGCGTTGTATTGTTTGACACATAAAAAAGAAGGAATGGTGAATGTGAAAAGCAAAACTTGTCTTGAATGTAAGAAGCAACCAAATTACAACAAAGAAGGTGAGACAACGGCATTATATTGCGTAACGCACAAAAAGGATGGAATGGTTGATGTGAAACACGACACTTGTAAAACCTATTTGTGTTCAACACGTGTTCAAGAAAAATACGACGGATATTGTCTATTTTGTTATATGAACTTATTCCCGGACAAACCAGTGTCGCGCAATTACAAAACCAAAGAATATGCTGTGGTTGAATATGTGAAAACCAAGTTTCCCAACCATACATGGATAGCAGACAAAATAGTATCAGGTGGTTGTTCTAAACGCCGTCCGGATTTATTATTAGATTTGTCATACCAAATTGTAATTGTAGAAGTAGATGAAAATCAGCATACCGAATATGATTGTAGTTGTCAAAACAAACGTATAATGGAATTGTCCCAAGATTTAGGACACAGACCCATAGTATTTATTCGTTTTAATCCCGACGATTATGAAAAAGAAGGAACAAATATAACTTCATGTTGGGGTAAAGACAAGAGAGGAATATGTATTATAAACAAAAATAAACAAGATGAATGGACACAACGATTAAAGGTGTTAGAAGAGAATATCAATTACTGGATAAACCCGGCAAATATAACAAACAAAACAATTGAAACTATCCAGTTGTTTTATGATATGTAAAATCATCGCAAGTCCCTGCGGTTATATACCGGTGAAGATTTAAAACTGCAAGTTTTAAATCTTTAATGGTGTAAATGTGTGTAAGATGTTATGAGATTGTAGAGATACACGGTGATTACAGTCATCATCCTACGGATAAGCGGATCGCCGCTTATAGTCGCTGGGGCTACGCCCCGCTTAGAGTCGTCCCCCGAAGGGGGACTTACCAGAAGCTGCCTCCATGGAGGGCTGAATTGGCGGGGGCCGGTGAAAACGTGTCAAAATCGCTCATCGGCGCTCCTTGTCCCGAGGCTTTCAGCATGTAGTCGTGTCCCTGGCCCGACGATCGGTTGGAGGTAGCCATAGCCGGAGCTGGAGGGAAGACGCTATTCTGAACCCCCGAGTTATCCAATGTATCCGCCTGGCTCATCGCGTGGTTATTCACCGGCCTCTTTGCGTCTTTTCGCACTGTCTCCTTACTGGGTCCATTCCACAACTCGTATGCACGATCCACCAAAATATTCACCTTGATGCCCAACTTCGTTTGTAAGCTCAGGACAATCACCAAAAACGCGAGTATCACGGTCGTCAAGTTAAACGCCTCATATTTGTATCCACTGTATGTAGGAAAATATGTGATAAGGCGGTGAATGAGAACCACGCCGATAAACATGATGACGATTTGAATAAAGATTTCTGCTAAAACTTCTAGTGACGACTTCTCCACATCGGCTTCCGGGATGAACTTCTGGATGGTTTTGTTGAGGGCAACCACGGGCAAAATGCCCATCACGGCATATTGTACTACATTCAGAATCTCGGCCTTGCCTTCCTCGGCGGTGCTGAAAATATGGTTCAAAAATGTGTTGTCATTTATAGAACGTGCTTCACTGATAATATTGTCCATATCTATATCATATAAAAACAAAATACACACAAACTTGTTTTCACAAGGATCTAATGAAAAGGTGTAAACTAATACCGATATAAAGATATAAAAGTAGAAATAATATAACAATGAACAATAAGGAAGAGATAAACAAGGAATCACAGTCAGAAGAGTACCAATACTTGAACATCATTCAAAAAATCATTGACATGGGGTCTTGGGAAATTGGGCGCAATGGGCGCGTGAAAAGCATTTTCGGCGAAATGTTGCGATTCTCATTGGCCGACGGAAAAATCCCGATTTTGACCACCAAAAAGACCGCGTGGAAAACGTGTCTAAAAGAGTTGTTGTGGTTTGTTCGCGGAGAAACCGACAACGCTTTGCTACAAGAACAGGGTGTCCATATTTGGGACGGAAATACCAGCCGCGAGTTCCTGGATTCGCGTGGTCTCCATCATTATAGAGAGGGACTTATTGGACCGGGATACGGGTTTCAATGGCGGCATTTTGGAGGGGACTATGACGCCGACACAAAAACCGGTCACCTTAATGGCGTAGATCAGCTCCAACAAATCATTGATGTGTTAAAAGACCCCGCCCAGCGCACGAGTCGCCGCCTCATAATGACCGCGTGGAACCCGTCGCAACTGGACCAGATGGCACTCCCCCCTTGCCATATGATGTGCCAATTCAACGTCCACGACGGCAACAAACTGTCGTGTGCAATGACTCAACGAAGTTGCGACGAATTGCTTGGCGTGCCTTTCAATATCGCGTCATACAGTTTCCTCACGCATTTGTTGGCGCATCATTGTGGATTAGAGGCACACGAGTTTGTGTATTTCAAGGGAAATTGCCATTTGTATGAAGACCACATTGACGCGGCCAAGACCCAATTGGAGCGAACACCTTTTGAGTTCCCGACACTACAGATGGGTGCGAAACGAGACAACATCAATGACTATGTGGTAGATGATTTCAGATTGAGTAATTATCGGTGCCATGATGCTATTAAGGCAAAGATGGTGGTATAGATAAAGGATTCCATTATTGAGATATGCTCAATAATGAAAATAAATAAGGCTTCGGTAAGCCAAAGACTTACGCATCATCATCTTCGGACAATTCCAACACAAGGTTGTCCCCGCGTTTCATATCAAACTTCATTGGACCATTGTCGCCCACGTCGGATAGTAGCTGGATACGTTCTTCAAACATCTTCTTATTCACCTCCATGGTGAAAGACTGGAGCTTGACAATCATATCCTTCAACTCGGCGACCTCGGTCGCCAACAACTCAAACTTGGTGTTGATTTCTTCAACAAGGGCATCATCCATCTCTACCGAAGGTTGGACCTGAGGTTGGACCGAAGGTACTGGTACAGAAGTCTTCGGCACTGAAGCCTTCGTCTCTTTCATAAAGGTTTCCAGATTCACAAGTCTCTTATCCACCAGCGCAATGACTTGGGGAAGAGTGAGGCCCGCTCCAGCGGGGGGTTGTTGTTGTACCATCGGTTCAGGCGCTCCAGACATAGAAGTACCTCCTGCTCTGCGTTTTCGTGCGGCGGCATTTGCTTGACTCATAATTTGCTTATTATATTTTCTAGATTGATGATTTTAGCCCATTTTTTACGCACTGCGAATATTCGGAAAATCAGATAAATAAAAAACAATATCACATTTATAGAATGTGTGGAATCTTCGGTATTTTGACGGTGTCGGCCGACAACATATACCAACAAATCATCGCTGGGCTCACCCAATTACAGAATCGCGGCTACGATTCATCCGGACTGGGCGTCATAGAGAGAGGAAACGACGCCATCACCATACACAAATATGCATCTACGAATACTCTGGATTCAATAGAACAATTACGCGCGAAAACGGCGCATCTATCAAGCCCCCGTGGAGGCACCGGCATCGGCCACAACCGCTGGGCGACCCACGGTATGAAAACCGACAAAAATGCGCACCCCCATGTTTCGCAAAACGGCCGGTTCGCCATCGTCCACAATGGCATCATTGAGAACTACGCCGAATTGCGCGACGAGCTGATTGAGAACGGGTTCACATTCCAATCCCAAACCGACAGCGAAATCATCGTCAATCTAGTGGAATATTACTCGCGCGATTCTACCACCTACGAATCGCTAAACTCCGCCATCCAGCGCCTGAGCGGTACTTATGGAATCATCTTGGTGGATGTGAAAACCCCCGACCAGCTCTTTTGTGTGCGAAACGGGTCACCTCTATTGGTAGGAAAGACTGACACTACAATTCTCGTTACATCCGAGCAAAGTGGATTCTGTAATCAAGTCGGCAAATACATTACGCTAAATAACGACGATATATGTGTCCTCTCATCCCAGAATGCTGTCCTCTCCATCAAAACCACGAATACTTATTTGCGGAAAAAAGTGAGCGACGTGGTGCGAACCACGGTGCCCGACCCGTATCCCCACTGGACGATTCGCGAAATCAATGAACAACCCGCTGTAGTCAATTCCGCGATTAACAATGGAGGTCGTATAAAAAACGACACTGAGGTGAAGTTGGGCGGACTGGAATGCCACGCGGAGCAGCTGAAACGTGCGAATCATGTGATTTTGCTGGGTTGTGGGACATCGTATTTTGCTTGCCTCTATGGGATGCACTTTTTTAAATGGTTGTGTGAATTTAGCACAGTTCATGCATTTGATGGAGCGGAACTGACAGAACACGATATTCCCCGTGATGGCGTCACCATATTCATCCTCGTGTCCCAGTCGGGTGAAACCAAGGATTTACACCGGTGTGTAGAAATCGCAAAAGAGGCGAATATCACGACAATCGGAGTCATCAATGTGGTGGATTCGCTCATTGCACGAGAGGTGGATTGCGGTGTCTATTGTAATACGGGGGTGGAGGTCGGTGTGGCTTCCACGAAGGCATTTAGCAGTCAGGTCGTTTGCCTCTCTCTTATCGCCACGTGGTTTTCGCAAATTGCGGGCATCAACGAGTCGCGCCGTGCAAAGGTCATAAGTGACCTGAAAAACTTGTCAAACGATTTTTCGTGTATTTTAGAAATGGTAGACGCGCAAATCAAGGGTATTATCAACACCGATTTGAAGACAACGCAGAACCTTTTTCTTATAGGGAAAGGGACAGATGAAATCGTGGCGCGAGAGGGATCGCTCAAGATCAAAGAGGTCGCGTACATCCACGCAGAGGGATATTCCTCCAGTTCTTTGAAACATGGGCCATTTGCACTTTTAGACAAGCACTTTCCTGTCATTATTTTCAATATGGATGCGCGATATTTTAAGAAAACGATGAACTGTGTGGAAGAAGTGTTGTCGCGTGACTCACCCGTTTATTTGATTACAAATAACAAAGGGGCCATTGCGGATGGGCGATATACGCACATTTATGTACCCAATGTGGGGACATATTCATCGCTTTTAGGAATGATACCGATTCAATTGTTGGCGTACTATTTGTCGGTGGACCGCGGGATTAATCCTGACAAACCGAAGAACTTGGCGAAGGTAGTGACCGTTGAATGAATGGATTTATCAGTCCACCGATGAATGGATTTATCAGTCCGCCGATGAATGGATTTATCAGTCCACCGATGAATGGATTTATCAGTCCACCGATGAATGGATTTATCAGTCCGCCGATGAATGGATTTATCAGTCCGCCGATGACTTGTCTTCGTCTCGTGGCTTATCCGATGACGAATATTTTTTCTCGTAAAACGACATAGAAACAAATATAAAAATATAGAATAATGAGCGGCGAACACGATCCCAATATTATGAACCGCATAAATGCCGTAAAAAAAGAATATTACGAAGAAAAACCCAAAAACTTGCTCTTCAAAAAACAACAAAAGTTTGATTGCGCCGATTCGGTAACAAAAAACATTGATATCAATACTATTTTACCTTTTATTTTCAAGGCAGATGGCGATATCATTTTCTTCAATTACAACGTATTCAAAATAATTGCCTCTCCGGCCGTGTATTTAACAATGGCGAATTACTTGTTTACCGTCACTGAACAAATTATTGGCACATATTCATGTTATAATCTCAATGTGGATTTGACAGGTCTCACAATGTCTGCGATTGAGCGTTATCGCGAGTTCTTGGTTATCGTATCCGGTGAAGGATTGAGGAATGGAAAGGGATTATTGAGACATCTAAAGTTTATTCATGTACACAATCCACCATCATTCGTGGAATATTTGTGTAGCATTGTGATTCCTATCGTGGATCCTTCTATAAAAGACCGATTTGTCATCTATTTCAAGAATGGCAATATAGTTAAATATGAGGCCAAGTGAGCGATAGATAAACCAATCAAATCTTCACCGAAATAAACCATATAAACGGTTGCCACCAGTTTTCTCTAAATGAACGTAGTCATCAAAAACCGCGAAAATGCGCGCGTATTTTCATCCATGTTCCAGAATATTCGCCTCTTCTGCGAACATATCAACCTGATGTTTAGCGCTGACCGCCTCTATGCCCAGGGCATGGACTCCTCTCATATATCCATATTTGAACTCAGTATTCCCAAGACCTGGTTTGACACCTATGAATATACCAGCGAACAATCGGCCATCGTGGTCGGCATCAATGTTGCGCTCTTTTTCAAAATCCTGAATACCCGCGAAGACAACCACGAAATCCACGTCAAATATGTAGAGGAAACCGGCGACCGACTGGTCGTGAATCTACTCAACCCCACCGAGTCCAAGACCGTGTTTGACAAGTATTTTGAGATTCCGCTCATTGATTTGGAGAGCGAACTGATGGCGATTCCCGAGATTGATTACCAGGCCGAACTTTCACTGGCGTCGTCCAATTTCGCCAATCTCATTGGCCAGTTGAAACAATTCGGCGCGGACTTGAAAATCAATTGTAGCGAAGAAGAAATCCGCCTTACATCCAGTAGCAATGAATCTGGGAATATGAGTGTCGTGGTCCCGATAGACGACTTGTTGCTGTTTGCGATTAATGAGGGCGAACAGCTGAACCTCTCATTTTCTCTCGCGCATTTCCACAATATTTGCGCATTTCACAAAGTGAGCGGGACCATCAATTTGAAGATCAGCGATAATTATCCGTTAAAGGCGACCTATGTGCTAGAACTGCCAAAATACGAGGACGATGATGTTGCGAAGCTGGCGCATATTGTTGTGTTTTTGGCCCCGCGAGTATGCGACGAATAAATCGGCAGATTCACCGCCATAAATGATATAAACCCAAGGTTGTTATATCATTCAACCCACCGAATGTCTAGCCAATTTGTCCAAGAATCTAACCAAAATATGTTGTGGAAAATCGTAAGTAGCACGTCGCAACTGACGGATTTTTTTAAAATGCTGCCGCCAGGTAGTAAAGAGGAATGGTTTAAGGGAATCATTCATCAAATATATGGAGAGACGTATGGTCGGAATGTCCCGCTGCGTGATATCAATAAACGGGCGCTAGACGCAATGACGGAGTCAATAAAGGCACTGAAACGCAGACAACAACAGCCACGGCAAGAGCAACCACAACAAGTTTATCCACAACAGACACAAGGCCAAATCCAAGCCTTACCTCAGCCCAGTATCCAATCGTCCGCCGCATTTCGCGATTCGCGTGAATCCCAAATGATGGACCAATTCAATCGTCGCCAATCCGAATACGAATCCATGACAAAGAAACCGGTTCCCACGCCCGTTTTTAATGAATCCATCAAAGATGAAGCCATCCAAGATTTATCCAAAGCGGTGAGTGAATATATGAGCTTGAGAGACGCAGATATGACACCAGTCCACCCTATGCCACCGCCGGTCGCTGATACATTAGTTAAACCATTGACGTCAGTCATCCCTACGACCCGCATCCAAATCTCCGACCCCATTTCTATTACATTAGAGGAACACGAACCAACAAACCATAAGAAACAGGTCCAGTGGGGAGAAAATATAGAGCATGTATTTGATAAAACGCAGTCTATTTATGAGAGCACGCTCATGAAAAAGATCCAGGAACTTGATGACAAAATTGACTCGCTGACTCATACGGTGGAGTCGTTGACTCATAATATGGAGGTGATGATTAAAAAGTTTGATGCGATGATAAATCCACCAATCACGAAGTCTACCGATGAATAAATCCACCAATGATTTACGTAAGTAAATCCACCAAATAATATAAAACGAACCTCTTATAATTGATATGTCTTCGTTCGCAACTCTCGTGGAAAATACAGTATATATAAATCTCGCTCATCGTGAAGACAGGCGTGATCAAGTGATTGAGGAGCTCGAAAAGCTGGGCATCCAAGGAACGCGATTCAATGCCGTGAAAACCGCCAATGGCGCCATCGGTTGTACGATTAGTCATCTCAAATGCCTGGAACAAGCCGCCGCCGCAAATTGGCCCTACGTATTTGTGTGCGAGGACGATATCTTGTTTTTGAACCCCACACTCATCCGTGCGAATGTAGACCAGTTTTGCGCCGCCGTGGGCGACAATTGGGACGTGCTTATTTTAGGCGGGAATGCCGTGCCGCCCTACCAGCCCGTCGGCAATTTTGCCGTTCGCGTGGTGAATTGCCAGACTACGACAGGATACATTGTTCGCCGTTCTTTTTACCAAACTCTGATTGACAATATTCGCGAAGGTCTCAATCAATTTATGCGCAACCCAGAGAACAAGCGCGAGTTTGCCATAGACATTTACTGGAAACGATTACAAGCTGCGCATCGGTGGTATATGATTGTGCCGCCAACTGTGGTGCAGCGCGAGGGATTTAGTGATGTGGAAAGTCGCGATACCAATTATGCCGCGCTAATGTTGGATATGAGGAAGGAATGGTTGTTCAAACAACATAATGGATTAGTCTTCAAATAAATGTTTTCTATATAACCTGTATATATGTCATTTGTGATTTTTCAAAAAACAGCAACCGAAAAAACCGGGCAAAATGTGAGAACCGAGATGAATAATGGAACTTTGAGTTCGGTAAAAGCAATGCCCCAGAAAGACTTAACCAGTGATGGTACTAGTAGTTTTGCCATGGCTCGGCGCCAATATACCGAGGTGTATCCGGTGATTAATCAGAGCGTGAATAAACAAAAGAAGTTCATTGGAGGCAATCGAGATGCGTCGTCGGTGGTGGCGAGGAGACGTGCAGCGGAAGTGGGGGTGGGTTCACTGAACGCGAACAAAGTGCCGACGTCCATGACGGGAGTGCGGGATATCAATGATACGACAAGTGCTTTGCGCCGTGCTAGGTCGGGAGGAATGTATGTGCCACCGAAAAAAACGAACCACTATGCGAATACAGTGGACCCGAGGACGTTTATGTTTCAATAAAGGAAACCGCGGTTAAGGGAAACCGACGGTTTCCATTAGACCCTTCCCTAATTAGGGGAGGGGTAAAAGAGAAGATATATGTAGGATGAATGCATGATAAATATAATTTCCCTATTGAGGGGAGGGG